CGAGATACGGAAGTGGAATCAGCCCGCCGAGCGGCGCAAGATCATCACCTGCAAGGTGACCCGCGAGGACGAGGCGGTCGGCCACATGGCTCGGTACTACGAGCACGGTCACCTCCGCGAGCCGATGATCCAGGAGTGGGTGCTGGCGAACTACGGGATCGCGCCGAGCAACCGGCTGTACTTCCATCCCGACAATCCCCGGTTCATGGCGACGCCGGACGGCATCAACCTCGACCCGTTCAGCGGCGAGTACGCGGCGGGCACGTCCGAAGCGATCCTCCTCGAAATCAAGACGACCGTGGACGACCTGACCCCCGGCCCGCTCGACGCGGCGGGGGTGCTCCTCTCACTGACCCCCGGATCGCCGTTCGCGAAGATCGGCTACTACCGCCAGATTCAGTGGCAGATGTTCGTGATGAACGCGACGATGACGCTGTTCGTCTGGGAGTTGCGGACCCGCGACGTGGACGCCGAGTCGGGCACGTACATGCCGGACGGTGTGCCGCAGATCGCCTGGATACCCCGCGACCAGCCGTTCATCGACGCCCTGGTGGCCGAGGCTGACGAGGCGCTGACGGTGATCGACGCGGCGGTCGCCGGGCTGTCACTCGACAGTCTGCCGATGGCCTCCGACCTGCCGTCCGAGCACGCCGCCCTCGTGGCCGAGTACCTGCGGGCGCTCGAACAGGAGAAGATCGCCGCCGCCGCCAAGGCCAAGGCGTTCGGCGCGCTCAAGGCGCTCTACCTCACCGGCGACGCCCCCGACCAATCCATCGACGCCGGGTTCGCCAAGGTGACGGTGAGCACGAGCGCGCCCCGCGAGGTGGCGGTGTTCCGCGAGGCCGTCGCCCGAGAGTCGGCCCCGGCGTACTGGCGCGAGCACGACAAGCGGGTGGCGAAGTTCACCGACACCGAGGTCATCCCCGGCAAGCAGTCCCTCACGGTGACCGCGAGCAAGCAGTGAGTGTCGGAACCCCGCACTAACCTGGATTAGTAACCCAATCGAAAGGCAGAGCATGACAACCAGTAAGCCCGCGCCCGCAGACGACCTGCCGGTGTTTCACAACACGTTCGCGGAGGCCCTAGCCGCGTTCCAGACGAATCTCCCCTCCGTGAAGAAGGGGCAGACCGCCAACGTCAAGTCGGACAAGGGGTCGTACACCTATGACTACGCCGACCTGACCGACGTGAGCGAGGTCGTGCTTCCGGCGCTCGCCAGGGTCGGCCTGGCGTGGTTCACCGGACTCGACACCGCCGAGGACGGCAACATGATCCTCACGTGGGAACTGCTGCATGGCGCGTCGGGCGAGGGTCGCACCGGGCGCCTGCCCATCGGTCGCGCAGGGGGTGCGTGGCAACAGATCGGATCGGCGATCACGTACGCGCGCCGCTACGCGCTGACCGCCGCCACCGGTGTCGCGCCGGGCGGGGACGACAACGACGGGCGGGACGCCTACGCCGGTGACCGCCCCGAGCCACGGCAGACTCCCATCCAACAGGTCAAGGAGTACCTGCCCGAGGGCCTGTACGACCTGGCGTCGCTGACGACCCGCGAGGAGGCCGAGGCGATGTTCTACAAGGCTCGGGCGGCGAAGCACCTGCCCCTCATCATCGGCCTGCCGGATGGGACGGAAATGGACTTCGGCGGGTGGCTCCGCACGCACGGCGCATCCCTGCCGCCACGTGAGCAGACCGTCGAGGAGGCGGAAGCCGCCGCCGTCGCCGCGCACGAGGCCGAGGTTGCCGCACAGGAAGCCGCCGCCGCTGGTGGCCCCGCGTCACCGGAGGACAACTCGTGACCCGCAAGCCCCTGCCCACCGACCTGATCGTGCACGCAATGGCGGTCAGCGAGGCGGCGAAGATCATCCGGCAAGCCGCCGTCTACCTCGAAGCGCCGGACGACTCCCCGTTCGAGGCGGCGGCGAGCGAGGCCCTGGCGCAGGTCGTCCGCGAGGCGACGGCGAACCGGCTGACCGCACAGCAGACCATCTTCATCATGGCCAGCCTGATCGTGAACACCCTCGAACCGGAGAGCGCGCAGGCGTGGCTCAACGAACAGGGCGCCGCACTGGTCGCCGATCTGAACGGGTACGAGGACGATGAACACTGACAGTCGGGTGCTGAACCCGGTCGAGATTGAGCAGGGCATCCGGTCAGCGGTGGACGAGGTGAGCAAGGGCGTGGTCGAGTACACGCGGGTGCTCACCGTCTACCGGGAGGCCGAGCGGGTGTTCGACCTGGCGTGGGCGCGGGTCTACATGAGCGTCAAGGGTCCGGTCGAGGAGCGGAAGCAGACGTGCGTGCTGGAAACCGCCGACGAGCGGCAGGCGCTCGACATCGCGGAGGTGGCGTTCAAGTACGTGGACAAACGGCTCCGCGCCGCCGAGTCCACGCTGTCGGCGTACCAGACCCTCTCGAAGTCGGTCACGGCGATGTACGGTGCGGCGGGCCATGCCGACTACTGAATGGTTCCACTGGACGTGCAGTGACGGCGCGGCGCAGATCGACAAGGGCGAGCGGTTCGGGACGCTCAAGCCGCTCCCGCAGGTGCCGCTCGGGCGACTGCCGCTGATCTGGCTGACCTCCTCCCGTTCGGCCAGCCGGGCGATGCTCGGGCTGTCCAGTAAGACGCTGACGTGCGACCGGATGGAATGCCTGTACCGGGTGCTCCCCGAGGACGTGGAGAAGGTCGTCCGGTGGGGCGACCTGATCCGTGCGCCGGACTTCGCTCCCGCGCTCCCCGGCGCCCGACGACTGATGGCCACGCGGGGCACCCGCCCCGGCGTCTGGGGCGTCAGCGGACAGCCGATCCGAGTGGAGCGGATCAAGTGAGTGCGCGGGTCGAACAGCGGGGGTATCGTGCCGTCTGTGAGGACCACGACGAGACGTGGTACGGGCCGTCGCAGGGGCTTTGGATCATGGCGAGCATCGACGCTGTAGCGCACGACGTGGATTCGCACGGGCGCATTCCCCCGGCTGGTCCGTGGCAGGAGGTGCCTGCTTGGAATGGCTGACTGGACTCGACCCCTGTTCGTCGTCACGAAGTACGGCACCCGCCAGCCGGACTACGGGGTGACGTTCCGGCTCTGCGACCACCACCTCGGCATGTTCGCGCTCAAGCGGGACGCGCTGACTGCCGGTCACGAGCACGTCGCCACCTACGGGCACGAGCACGAGTGAGCGGGGAGTTCGCGCCAGTCATCCGCCGTCTGATCCTCGACCGGGACCTGGGCCGGTGCGCGTGGTGCGGCAGGCCGTTCGGCGACGCGCTGAACATCCATCACCGGGTGCTCCGCTCGCAGGGCGGCAAGGGCATCGCCTCGAACGGGATCAGCCTGTGCGGGTCCGGGACGACCGGATGTCACGGCGAGGCGCACCACAACCGACTGTGGGCCGAGGAGTCCGGGCTGATCGTGCCGTCGTGGCAGGACCCCGCTGAGGTGCCGGTGGTGACGTGGCGAGGCCGGTATCTCCTCCTCGACATCGAACCGTGGGTGCGGCGACTGGACGCAATCACGCCGAGCGAGTCACTGGACGGGCCAGGAGGCCCGTGGACGCCCGAACCCTCCCACTGACCCACGGCGCGAATCCTGTGGCCTCAGATCGACGGAGAACGATGATGTATTCAACCAACTACCACTCAGTCCACGTCCGGCTCGGTCGTAAGCGCGGAACCGCACGGGGTCTCCCGTGCTCGACCGAAGGATGTACCGCGCTCGCGAATGGGTGGTCGTGGGATCGCACCGGGCCGTCGTGTGCCGGGGTCCACCGAGGCAAGCAGATGTCATGGGGACTCGACCTCGATACCTACTCGCCGCGATGCCGGTCGCACGCGATGATGATGGATCGAGGCGGGACGCTTACGCACTGCCCGAAGGGTCACGAGCGCGCCGTAACCGGCACGTACGCGCACAGCGAGTGCCGCGCTTGCGCGGACGAGAATCGCCGGGCGAGGCGGGCCTCGGCGAAGTAGGCTCGGCATAGAGAACGGGGCGGCGCTGTGAGGGCGCCGCCCCGGTAGAACAGGTGTAACCCGCACCCGTCCTCCCATTGTAGGGGTCACGAAGCGGGACATCGTGAACGCAAGGGAGTTCCGGTATGGCCATTCGACGGCCCAACCTCGTCACCGACAGATTCACCATCGTCCCGAACGACTGGGTGCGCGACACGTCGCTGTCGTGGAAAGCGAGGGGCCTCCTCGCCTACCTGGTGTCCCACTCCGAGGGGTGGTCTACGTCCATCCGCGACCTGGTATCGCATGGGCCGGACGGCAGGGAGGCGGTGCGCACCGGCATCCTCGAACTCGAAGCGGCGGGCTACCTCATCCGCGAGCAGGGCCGTGATGACGAGAACCGGTTCGTAGAGGTCGATTACGTCGTCAGCGATCCGAGGTCCGAAAATCGGGCAACGGGAAAGCCGAGAACGGAAAACCGGACCACGTATAAGAAGAACAGTTCTACAGAAGAACACCAGTCAGAACACCATGAACAACAACCGCGCCGGGGGCGCGCGACTGAAAAGCAGGTGGCGCTGATCGAGGACTTGTACCGGGCGTCGGGTCGATGGCCCACGGATGAGGTCATAGCATCCTGGCAAGCCATGTCTATCGCCGCCGCTGACACCGAGATTCGCGCCCTCCGTCGAGAGCGCGAACGGTGGCAGGCGTGACCGAACGGGAGTTGTTCGACCTGATGTGGCAGGCGGCGTGCCGGGCCACCGATCAGTGCATCGCCCGTGGCCTCGGTCGCGGCGACAAGATCACGAAGGCGTCGGCCCGAGCCGCCGCCGACGAGGTGTACCAGCAGTACCGCGAACACGACGACTCCCCGGCGCCCGTGCTCGCTGCGGTACTCGCGGTTCCACCGGTTGTACCCGCCGTCCCCGCGACTGTCCCCGTGGACGACGCATGGCGCGAGCGGGCCGATCTGGACTAACTGGGATTAGACATCGGGCCTGCCAACGGATAGGATTTAGGTGTAAGCCAAACAACCGAAAGGCAGAGCATGTCAAGAGAGACAATCGAGTGGTTGAACGCCAACTCACTCATCGGGTTCACTGACGAACGCGGCATGGCGTGGCATCACCTCGAAGGCGTGGACAACCACTATCCCGGCGCGATCCCGTATGAGCGGGTGCTGGAACTCATGTCGTATCCGCTGGCCGAGGGTATCCCGACCGTCGCCGTCCTCACCGACGACGGCGTGCAGACGTTCGAGGCGAAGAAGCACAAGGGCATCGTCCGACTGGACACCGGCGAGGTGTTCAAGTTCTTCCGCGAGGGCTATCGCATCCACCAGCCGTCCGAGTGGTGTTTGAAGAACCTCGACACACTGACGGGCGGCGGACTGAATCTCGCCGCCGCGATCCTCCTCCGGGGCGGGGCGCTCGCCGCCGTACAGGCGGAACTCGAAGGAACCCGCGAGGGTGCCGAGGGAGTGAAGCACCGGCCCTACATCACCGCCGCGACCTCGATGGACGGGAGCATCGCGACGACCTACCTCGTCGGCACCCGGCTGTGGGTCTGCGACAACACCCTGACCTACGCGCTCGCCGAGAACACGGCGCTTCGCCACAAGGTGCGTCACTCCGCGAACAGCCTGGGCCGACTCGGAGAGGTGCACGCCAACCTGGGCCTCGTGGTCGAGGAGATTGGCGACACGGTGGACGAGGAAATCAAGAGGCTGACATCGCAGTTCGTCAGCGACGAGCGCTGGAATGCCTTCACGAAGGCGTGGGCGAACCTCAACCCGGACAAGCCCGGCAAGGCGCTGACGAACGCCGAGCGGAAGATCGCGACGCTGAACAACCTGTGGGCGCACGACGACCGCGTGGCGCCGTGGAAGAACAACGCTTGGGGCGTGCTCGCCGCAGTGAACACGGCTGAGCACCACATCTTCGGCACCGACGCGAACCGCGAAACCCGCAATGGTCTCCGCACCATTCAGGGCAAGTGGGACGGCATCGACCAGAACACCCTGCGCGTGCTCGCGACGGTGTGACCGACGCGGTTACGGCAGGAATCCTGGCTCCTGCGCGTGGCCGTTCGGGGGGAGCAAGACCGGGAAGCCGGGGCGGTCAGTCTGGGGAGCCTGACCGCCCCGCACAACATCCAACAGAAAGGCAGTACCGCATGACACTCATCGCTGACCTCGTGCTCGAACGGCGCGACCAACAGGACAACACCGTCGAGTTCTACCTGCCGAATGGGGCTGACGGCGACCAGGGCGTGGTGGCGCTGTTCACCCCGCCGATCAGCCCCGACTACTGGCAGTACCGCGTCATGGTGTGCGACGGCCAGGCAGTCGTCGGGTTCCCGAAGTTCACGACCATCGGCATCGGCTTCGCGGTCGAGGACGACTGGAACGCCAACCTGCCGTACACGTCTGAGGCGAGCGACATCGCCAACCACATCTGGCACAACCGTGGCCCGCTCCCCGACGACGTGCCGTCGTTCGACCTGGTGGTCCGCGCCGTGCAGATGATCCAGGAGGCGGCGACCGCCGACCGGGAGGTGCCGGATGAGTGACGTGCTCGAACCGTTCGAGGAGGAGGTGAAAGAGCGCAACGCGATCTGGGGCGGCAAGACCGCCGTCCCCCGGATGGAAGCGCGCCAGCATCGCGACGGAACCTCGACAAAGGTCCTGGTCCGCTCGAACACCGAGCGGGCGGGCGGCGAGGTGGTGAAGGTCGGCGTGACCGTGCACTTCACCCCCGAGGAGTGGCAACTGCTCACTCGCGCGGTGCTCGCCGGGCTGGGCCTGATGACGTACGAGGATGCGCAGTGAGCGACCCCGACGAGTCTGAGTTCGTCCACACTCACACCCGGTCGGGCGGACAGGACACGTCGTACGGCGCGGCCCGCAAGGCGTTCCAGTCCGGCGCTCACGTCAAGGCGCTCATCGTCGGCCAGTTGCGGCTCGGCCCTCGACCTGACGAAGCGTTGGAGGATGCGCTGGCGCCCATCGCCGACTCGACGGTGTGCGCACGCCGGGCCGACCTGGTGCGCGAGGGCAAGGTGACCAAGGCACGCGGCGACGACGGCAAGGTGGTCAAGGCGCGCAACCGCCGTGGGAATCCGTGCATCGTGTGGCGACTGGTCGAGGAGGGCGAGGTGCTGGCCGAGCCACCGGCCCCGACGACTCCTGACCCCGAACCGGAGCCGGTGGCCACCACGGCGCCCGAGACACCGGACGAGGTGATCCAAGCGGCACGGTCACTGGCGCACTGGGCGAACGCGCAGAAGCACGCCGGTCTGATCGTCGTCGCACCGGACTGGGACATCGTGGACGCGGTGACGGCGCACATTCTCGGAGAGCCATGAGTCCGTGCCTGAGCGCGCCGCCGTGCTCCTGCCCGTTCCATCGGTCGCAGATCGAAATGTTCCTGGCTTGGCAGGAAGAAATGCACGAGCAACCCGCTAAGTCTGGTTAGACTGTGAACTGGTATCGCCTCCGCGTCCAGCGGGAGGTTTGCCGCCTCGGTTGGGTGACGCCAGGGCCGGGAGCATTGGCTTACAACTCTGCTCCCGGCCCATCGTCGTATCTGGGGGCTAACTCCGATTAGACACCGGCCCACCGGGCAGACTAGACTATAGGTATCACCCGAACCCGAGAGAGAGGCAGGCCATGAGTGCAGAACTCAGCGACGCCGCCGTGGAGGTCGGACTGCTGACGCTGAACGACATCGCCCGCATCGTGGGCATTTCCCCGGCATCAGCGCGCACGTACCACACCGATGCCAACCGGCGCAGACGGGCAGGGGCTTCCCTGCCGCAGGACATGCCCGCGCCGGATGTCATCATCGTCCGAACGCCGGTGTGGCGACCGGAGACTATCGCGGCGTGGTCCGACCGCCGCCGCGTAGCCGCCGAAGCCAACATCGCCCGACTGAAAGAGCCGAGGGGCGCACGCTCCTGACGCACGACCGAACAACCGAAAGGCAGAGCATGACAATGAACACACTGGCGACGGATCAGACAGCGACGGAGCCGCGAGTCGCCTGGGAGTGGATCACTCCCGAGGACGCCACGCGGCTCCTCGACCGCAACGACTCGAACAGGAACATCCGCGCCCGAGTCGTGTCGGCATACGCCCGCGACATGGAGTCGGGCCGCTGGCTGACCACCGGCGAGACAATCAAGTTGGGCCACAACGGCGAACTGCTCGACGGCCAACACCGACTCGAAGCGATAGTCACCACCGGCATCGCCCAGCGGATGCTGGTCGTCCGGGACCTCGACCCCGAGGCTCGCCGAGTGATCGACACCGGCGCGATCCGAACCGGTGGCGACGCTCTCCGCATGGCGGGGATGGGAGGCGGCAACCCCTATGCGCTCGCCGCCGCCGCCCGGCTCTACGCGCTCTGGGAGTCAGGTCGGCTGACGCACATGACCTCCGGGACGCGCGGGGAGGACAGGGCCACGCATCAGGAAATCCTCGACGTGGTGACGCGCCGACCGGACCTCCTCGACGCGGTGCACGACGCGACCCGCGACTACCAGCGCATCGGCATCCCGCCAGGGCCGCAGGCAATGGCCCGGACGGTGCTGGCCGACCTCGACGCGGGCGACGCGATGCTGTTCTGGGACAGCCTCGCAGGCTACTCGACCGAGGGCGCGACCGACGCCCGCGCCGTGCTCCTGTTCACGATCCGGCAGATGCGCGAGGCGGGCCAACTTCGTCGCCCCGGCGAGAGCATCGGACTAGTGTTCACGGCGTGGAACGCGTGGCGGGACAAGCAGAAGGTCACGACGCTGACGACGCGGGATCACAAGGGCCGTCCGCTCCGAATCCCGACCCCAGTGTGATCGTTCCCACCGTCGCCGACCTGGCGCACATCGGCCTTGCTCATCGGGACTCCTCGGTGCGCAAGGGTGAGGTGGCGAGGTTCCTAGTGACCGACGAGGGTCACCGGCTGATGGGGGACGCCATGCGCGCGAACGCGCTGGCGATAGTACGTGGTGGAGGGGCGAAGCCATGAACCCCGATGAAGCCCGGCTGAGGACGTGCGCACGGTACTCAGCCCGCAGGAGATTCGCCCGGTTACAGCGACAGTGAACCGGGAGCGGCTGACCACCGCCTGTCTAACAACGGTGGGTGTCATCGGGTAGCGATGAC